AACGGTAGTTTAACCACTTTTAAAGGTTCACAACTTAAAAAAGTTACATTAACAAAAACATACGACCAATCAAATACTGAAATAAACTATACATACGGTTTTAAAGATGATGACACTTTTTATGTATACAAACCAAACGGTGATGGTTCTATTATTTTAAAAAATGATAGGGATAATGGTGATATTAAAATTTATTCTGATCCACACAAAATGGACCCTAGTAATTTAATTATGATTATTGAGGCACCTAATGGACAACCAGTTCAAGGATTTCAAGAAATAAATTTTCCAGATAATAATAACACCGGCCAAAAATTAAAAGCATCTTTAGATAATTGGGCAAGAGTTTTTAAGAAAAGTATTAACGATATTAATTTCGCAACTTCAGCATTTAATCAAGATGATGAAAAATACCCTAAAGAATTAACAACCGTTTTTGAAGGTCAAAAAATTGTTGAGTTTAGAAAAAATCAAATGTTCTCAACTTTTATCATGTCCTTTTTGACAACCAGTAATAGTATAAATTGGTCTAGTTGGTGGGAAGATTCTGATGGTAATTTTACTAAACAAACAAAAGAATCTTATGGTGGAGAAGTGGTATCAAATATGGGTTTAATAACTTATTGGAATAAAGAATTAGGGGTTGTAGCTAATGAAGAAGTTAATGGTGTTGCTTTATTTAAAAACGATTTTGTTAAAGAAATAACTGGCTTTAATGCTATCACCTCAGAGAAAGTACCTAATGACACCCAATTTTTAGAAAAATTTATTCCCGAAACGGCATTTGAAGGTACAAAAGCTCCAGAAATAGAACTTAATGATTTATATTCAGGGTTAATAACAACACCTATATGGTTAGATAATGTTAATAATTTTAGAAAGTTGGCTAGACCTAATGCTGACCTTCTAAACCCAGAAACCCAAAATAAAAACCTAGCCTATTTATTTTTACACTCTTTAAAATCAACACCTTTTATTAAAAGGATAATTGACGATGACGGCCGTCTTTACAGTATTAAAAACCAAAGTGACGGTAATCCTAGCTTAATATGGTCATTAAAAGCTTTTAATTCTATTGCAGGGGTATCAAAAGTACCTAAAGCATGGTTATTAACATTAGGATCCCAACTTTGGCGATGGGGTGAATTTGTTAATAACCCTAATACTAAAAATACTGATGGTACTGGTGGTTGGAGTAAATGGAAAAAACCTTTAAATTGTTATAATTGTGGTAATGGTGAAACACCAGAAGGTAATGATCCTTTAATACAACCAGGATTTAATAGTTTTGAAAGTGTAAACGTAAGAAAAAGATGGAAATGGCCTACTAACGACAGTAAAGATACTAATAATGATGTTTTAACCGTATACACCAGAAACCATGTGGATACCTATTTAAAAGGTGTATATGGTGGACAAAACCGCATCAATTATAATAAAAATATTAACAAATCTGTTTTTGGGTCAAACTATCAAAATAGAGAATACGGCCAAATTATACATGATATTGGCGGTGACAGTGATTATGATGTTATAGGTTTTAGATATTTTTCTTTTGTAAAAGAAAAATGTCCTACCTGTTTAGGTGAACTAGGTAAAGCTACGGCAAATCTAAATAGTGGTGGATCTAATAGGTTAGATATAACTAAAGATTATTCTTGGCCTTTTATTTATATAGCACCACACCACATACCTTATGTTTCACCAGAAGTTTTTAATGATGGGGATGATGGTGGCGGTACCAATTTTGTTTTAATAACCGACCAATGGATAGGACTTCAAGATTATGTTACTTTGATGCCTAACACTATTGACGGTAAAAATTATGATGAAAGTACTGTTGGTACTTCTGAAATAACAACTACTAACCCACAGTATTTACACGGACCTGGCAATATAAATGGTGAATATACTACTAGATCTAGATATGAAGACGGTAATTTAGGTATGGTCATACAGTATTTACCTGACAATGTTAAAAACTACATAGTTAAAATATTTGAGGATTGGACAATAAGTAGTGAATGGAATGATATGTTAAAAATTATAGATCCGATAAATTTTGATACTTCAGCCTCAGTTAGAACCATATCACCTAGTAAATATTCTTATTTTAACGGTGATAAAACCCCGGCTTACAATTTATTTAACGGACTACTTGTAGATAATTGGTTACTAGCCCCCAATCAAAACGAAACCTTAATGAAACTTTTGACGGACCAGTATTGGATTTTAAATTCAACACCTAAAATTTGGTATGGTATAGGGGATACTAATAATAATAACAATTTTAATTTAAACGGTAATGAAGGTTTTGTTGTCAGTGAAAAACAATTAACTACTTATTTAACTTCTTTTTATACTAATTACAGAGCTTCCATTGAAGATAGAAAAAAAGATTTAGTAGAGCAAGGTAAAGAAGAAATTTCTGGTTTAGGTGATACAATATTAGATGATGATGATATTAAATTATCTCTTTATAGAACCTTTAAATCTTTATCCGATAAATGGATTTCCGCATCAAGTACAGGGAAATTATTTTTTAATATTAGAGAAACTGGAACAGGAAGTTCTTGTGGTGGTAGAGGATCTACACCAAAGGCTACATTAGCATCACATTTTGAATACGTTAATAGAGTTATGGGTGATATTGGTGATATCGCAGTGATAGATATTACAAAATTAAACGAACTTAAGGATAATAAAAAAATTAGTTTATATCAGTATATTTCTGATTTATTAACAGAAAATGAGTATATGTTCTTTCCACTACCAACCTATGTTAATTTTGGGGTTAAGGGTGTAAAAGATGAAGATGTTTTAAATATGTTTAGACCTGTCCTTAGTTTAGATGACGTTAGTTGTGGCCCTTTATTTTTATGTATGTTTGTTGGTGGGTCATCTAGACAATTAAAAATGAAAACAAATGTTAATTGTCCCATAGATCAAGAAATTCTAGATAATATAGAAGACGACGGATTTAGCTTCCAAGACCCTAACAAACCTGATGAAATAGCGAACCCAAATGATCCTTCATATCAAAGTGAAGGTTATACTGCTTTTAGAGTTTTATATGGGGCTGAAAATCAAAACCACTTTAAAAATATACAATTAGATCAATCAGAATTTAGTGAGACAGCTGAGTCTTTATTAGTTATTGACAAACTGACACAACAAGGTGGTAATGATAAATCTAGTAAGGGTCAAAATCTAAATGCTATGTATCTAACTCGTTCTTATACATGTACTATAGAATCTCTAGGTAATATGATGATACAACCTATGAGTTATTTTGATTTACAAGGTGTACCTATGTTTAGTGGTGCTTTTATTATAACGGAAGTTAGACACAATATTAAACCTAATCACGCAACAACTACATTCAAAGGTGTTAGACAACCAAGAGCAACAGTACCTATTGTTACCGATGCGGCTGTTGCGATGAATATATCCTTTAAAGGTGTTACACCAAGTACTACTGGAAGACCTTTATCTGAAGTGGTTAAAGGCGGTGACGGTACTAGCGTTGGTACTACTACAGAAGTGTTTTCAACAGGAGAGTTTGAACAAATAATAACTAAAGAAGAGTCTGTAAAAACCCCACCTACCTTAGATGAGATATTAACAGTGATGAATAAAAATAAAGGAGTTTTTTATTCTGAAAAAAGACCTAATACTGAAAGTGGTACTAGATTTTTAAAAGATGCTAGAAATATTTTGATTAAAGACGGTGTTTATGATCCTAATAAACCTTATATAATATATACCGACCCATATGTTGTTAATATAGTTGGTATAAGAAATTTTGTTCAGACACCAAACTCTTTTGATGATTATTTAGCTGTTTTCTATAAAGACCCTACTTGCACTAGTTGTAAAAATAATTGGCAATTTAAAGTTTGGCAAATTACTACCGACCCTGGTGTTACGGGTGGACAAATTTACACTGTCAATACTGACCCTACTGAGGCTAAATCTAAGTTAGGTGCCGGATTTATAGCTGAAGGTCAGTATGTAGGCTCTCATATAACAGGTATACATTTAAGTAAATATTCGGCTCTAAGTAACCAAAGACCCATGTTAATCTATAGGGATAATGATAAAGACATTTGGGCCGAAAAAAGAATAAAATCTTTAACTTTAGATACACCTAATATGAATATTCACGCAAGTGGTACTAAAACTAGTTCTTTAAAAGAAGTTGATGATTGGTCGGCCGGATGTCAAGTATTTAAATTACCTGGTGACTACATGGAGTTTTTAGATATCGTTTTAACAAAGGCTAAAAACCCACAAGTAGGATCATCAACAACCAAAGTGGTTTTAGGCCAACTCAAAAATTTTATACCAAACGGTTCTACATTAAAAGAAGGTGATAGTGTACCTGTAAGATCATTTACATATACATTGTTAAATACCGCTGAATTCGGTAAGCCGGCCAATGTCCCAATTGGAGATCCAATTTACGAACATTACATACCTGGTGGTGCTAGACAGGGAAATTCGAATAACTCACCTGTTACAGGAGGGGGTTGTACACCAACTTCAGGACCTGCAGATCCTAACCAATATAAACCGTCAGTTTTAAAAGATAAAAGTGTTGGGATAAAAGGTGGTATAAAATGGAATGATATTGATCGTAAAAACCAAAAATATCTTTGGCAAGAATACGCACCATTATTTGAAAGTAACAGTACAATAAAATCATTACCTAAAGGCATTAAGTTATTGATGGTTGCTCAGGCAATTCAAGAAGGTTATTTCCCAAAAGAAGGCAACAGTCGAGCTGCCAGAGCTTACACCACTAAAAACCCAGGTAATATTGGTAACACTGATAGTGGTAAAAACACAAATCTAGGTGATATAGTAAATGGTACCTTGGCTCAAGCCAAATACATCTATTCTTCTGTAAATAAATTATCTTCAGCACCTCAAGATGTAAAAAATGCTAAAGGAAAAACTGCTTTTTACGGAAATTCTGTTGGAAAAGAAATTACTATAGCAAATGATTATAGTTCAGAACAAAAAAAATGTGTACCAGGAGTTAAATTTTTATATGAACCAAATTTGTATCAGTATTTAGCTACTTACGCCACTGGTCCTAGATCAAATAATAATTATTTAAATTTTGTTACAGGATTTTTTAATTATAATGGTGTAACTATAACACCTGAGACTAAAATTATTGATTTATTTAATATAACTTAAACTCTATTTCCACACTGAGGACCAAGACCACTTTTGATTGAATCAGGGGTGGTCAGTTTTCTACCACATTTACCACATTTACCTGAATGGTAATTTTTAACCGTTGTGTAAATATTGGGGTTTTTAATATAATGTTGAAAAAACCATTCTATCACCCTATTGGAAATAGCGGAAGAACTAATTTTACTTTTTGGTGAGTGACGATATAATTGATTTGAACCACCAAAAAAAGTACCTAAAAAAGTATAACAAGATTCATTATCCGAACCTGTTAAAACAGAAACATAAAAGATATCCGACTTTACATTCAAGGTACCCCAACCAGCTTTACGAACACGAAATGTAAAACGATTACCTGTTTTTTCGTTAACAGTAGTAAAAACAGCTGTACCAGCAAAAATAAAACTTTTTAATGTTTCAGAAGTAAGTAAGTTTGATTCGGTTTCTTTTTTCATCTTAATCTGTTATATTTAAGACAAAGATAAAAAATGATTGTTGTCGGCAATATAATTTCAAAAGAAAGTTTTACGGGAATACCCAACAATTTTAATATTTTAGAAGAGGTAAAAAATAACGAAATACCTAATTTAATAGTTGGTTGGGAATTAACTAAAACATTATACCCTGAAGCATCAATTTTAAGAAAAAAAATAAAAGATAATGTTTATTGGACTTTTTCTTCAGTAGAAAAAAGAAATATCTTTGAAAATGATTTAAAAAAATTTATAGAAAAATCCTATAAGGACTACACCAAAAAAATAAAATTTTTTAATATAGACCCAATCATCTATAAAATAAATAATATCGATGAATTAATTATTAAAATTAAAAATGTTGCAAATGGTTTTGCATATTTATATTTAAATAAAGTTGTGTATGTATACCATGACTTTGTTATTTACTCTATTGACTTAGAACAACTTGATTTCATAGGTTTTGATAGGGGAATAATTTTGAGTACATTAAAAGAAATAACAAACTTTTCGGAGGGGGAGTTAAAAAATTTTAAGAATGAACTCAAATATTTAGATATAAAATATTTGCCATACTTAATATATAAAGATGCAACAAAAAGTACTACTCTTAGCCTCGTTTCTGAAGGCTGATTATCTAGATAACTTTCTAGAAAAAATTAGAAAAAAATTTAATGTTAAAAAAGAACAAGTTTTTTTCTTTAAAGTTGATACGGGCGATTATCTTTTAACATATAAGATTCAAATTGATATCGAAAATAGAATTAATATTAAAAAAGAACTACCAAAAACAATTCAAATACATAAAAAAGGTGATACAATTTTCACAATTAATGCTTTAAATAAATTAATTGAAAAAGAAAGCGGTTTAGCCGGGAATGTTAATCATAAAGATTATAAAATTAATTGGGATAATTATAAAAATAAGGTGATTATGTTAAAGGGTGATAATCTTGAGATAAACAATATTGAACGAATATTTTTATCGGAGTCTTGATATTTATAAATAAAAAAGCTTATGATTACAGATAGAAATAAACAAAAATCTGAAAAAGAACTTAAGTCAAAACTAGATTCTTTTTTAACTAATCAAAAACAAAATAATTGTCAGGATGAAGAATGTTTAATGAACAACCCTGAAGAAATTGTTAAAAGAGAAAATAAGAAAATCATTACAAATGATGGTCGTCAGCTATTAAGTGAATATACACAAAGATAACATGGAAAAAAATTTATCAAAAGAATTACAGGAGTCTTTAAAAAGACATAAAGAACTTCTTGGTTATGATCCTATTAAGGGAACTTCTTCTTTAAATGAGGTTAGAAGACATACTTATTTAGCCGATGATACAGATTATGCTGAAGGTAATGAAGAAAATGAGGAAGATGCTGGAACAGAAGAGGGTGAGGATAACCCAGATTTCGATTTTGGTGGTGAGGAAGGTAAAGAAGAAACTGGTGACGATACTGAAGTTGAAGAAGGTAAAGAAGAGGATGAATTTGGTACAGCCGATGAATTTAGTGCAGCAGATGAAATTGAAGAAGAAGGTGATGATGTTGAGGAAATCGATGTCACCGATATTATTAAAAAAGCTGATGACGCTAAAGGTTATTCTGAAAAAGCAGTTAAAGCTGCTGAAGAAGGTAAAAATATGATTACCGATTTAATGTCTAAATTTGACGCATTACAATCTACTTTATCTAAAATAGATTCAGTGGCTAACGAATTAAACATTATTAAGAAAGACATTCAATCACAAAAACCAAAAGAAAAATTAGAATTACGTTCTTTAGACTCATACCCTTTTAATGTTAAACTTACTGATTATTGGAACGATGAAAAATTAAAATCTAATTACGAAATTAATGGTGGAACACCTGATGCACAAAGTCCAGATGGTGAAGTTAAAGTTTGGAAATTAGACCCTAATGAAGCTAAAGATTTTAGTTCAATAGATGTTAAAAAATCTTTTGTTCCTGAATCTAAAAACAAGAAAAAAATAATTTAACCACTCATAAAATAGTATTTTATGGCAGACCCATCAGAAATGATGGGTTTCTTTTTTTAGCCTATTTACAAATACAGGTTTTAATATTATTATTAACCTAACGTATACAATGATTGTACTGCGTATGAATAAAATGTTAAACAATTTAAAAACAAAAACAAATGAGTAATGTGTTAGATGCGATTATGTCGCAGTATGAAAAAAACAAAAACTCTGGGGGTGGAAAATCCTTTGAGGAAAAAGATTTCTCTAAGTACTTTAATCCACGTTTGGAAGATGGGGAAAAGAGTGGTGAAGTAACCATTCGTTTAATGCCAACTAAAGATGGTGCATCACCATTTGAAGAAGGTTATTTTCACGTAATGCAAGTTAACGGACAATGGAGAAAACTTTATTGTAGAGAACACAACGATGGTGACACATGTCCATTGTGTGAGGTTGAAAAAGCTTTAAAAGCTACAGGTAGTGAAGAAGATAAAAAAATTGCCAAAACCTACAAAGCTTCTAAATTTTACTTGACTCGTGTAATTGACCGCTCAAAAGAAGAAGACGGTGTTAAAATTTGGCGTTTCCGTCACAATTACAAAGGTGAAGGTGAATTAGATAAAATGATTCCACTTTTCACTAAAAAAGGGAATCTTTCTGACGGTCGTGAAGGTCGTGATCTTATTCTCATGTTAGGTCGTGGAGATAAAAACAACACAAAAGTTACTTCTATTATGGCCGAAGACCCTTCAATGTTAACAAACGACAAAGAAAAAGCAAAAGTTTGGGTAAAAGATACTATGTCTTGGAAAGAAATTTATAAAGCTTCCCCTGTTGAGTATCTTGAAATCATCGCTAATGGCGAAAACCCTGTTTGGGATAAAAAACTTGAAAAGTTTGTTGCCAAAGGTGAAGAAACAGTGAAGAAAGAAACTGGTACTACGAGTGCTAAATATAAATCCCCAGTCATCGATGATGAAGCTGAAGATGATGATGAAATGCCATTTTAATTAAAAGAATATGTCTACAACAAAGAAAGCAATAGGTAAAAAAGAATTCTCACTTGATAGTTTGAAGGATAAGTTTAGTACAAAAACTAAATACAAAGCCGATAAATTTATCGACTTGGGTGAGGCCTTCCAAAAAGCAACAGGTGTTCCTGGTCCCGCTCTTGGACATTTAAATGTTTTCTTGGGACATTCTGACACTGGAAAAACAACAGGTTTATTAAAATCTGCTATTTGGTGTCAACAAAATGGTATTCTACCGATTTTTATTATTACTGAAAAGAAATGGAGTTTCGGTCACGCTCAGTTAATGGGGTTAGATGCTAAAGAAGTTAATCCAGGTGAGTGGGACGGATTCTTTCTTTTCCGTGATGATTTTGATTATATCGAACAAATCACAGACTATATTAATGAAGTATTGGATGCACAAGCAAAAGGTGATATCCCTTATGACATTGTATTCTTTTGGGATTCTGTTGGTTCCATTCCATGTAAAATGACCTTTGATGGTAAGGGTGGTAAGATGCACAACGCATCTGTATTAGCCGATAAAATTGGTATGGGATTAAACGGTAGAATTACATCCTCAAGAAAAGAAACAAGTAAGTATACAAATACTATTGTCTTCGTTAACCAACCTTGGGTTGAATTACCTGACTCTCCAATGGGTCAACCAAAAATTAAGATGAAAGGTGGTGAGGCTATCTATCTTAACAGTACTTTAATTTTCCTTTACGGTAATCAAAAAGGAGCTGGTACAAATAAGATTATGGCAACCAAGAACGGTAGAAAGATTAAATTTGCTACTCGTACTAAAATCTCGATTCTTAAAAATCACGTAAACGGTATCGGTTACGAAGATGGTAAAGTAATTGTAACACCACACGGTTTTATCGAAGATACAAAAGAAGCTGAAGAAAAATACAAAAAAGAATATTCTGAATTTTGGACTGACATGTTTATTAAAAACGGTTTAGATGTTCAAGAAGGTGAAGACTTCGCCCTAGAAGGTTCACAAACAGATATTGATTTAGAAGGTCTTGAATAATATGAAAGTAAATTATAACATAGTCGAAGAAATTAATAGAAGGTCTTTAGTAGGAACAGACGGTAATCAATTAGCATGTTTCTACCTAATTCAAGCTGGGTTAGAAAGATTTTTAAACGGTGATACATTAAGTAATGACTATATAAAATTTTTACTTCAATTAGGTGTCTTAGAAGAAGAAACTCAAGACGAAAAGAAAAAAATTGTTGAACCCTTTAACTTTACAGGTAATGGGCCTCAAGGTAACTAGAAAAAAAGAAAAAACCAAAACACTTCTTATAGATGGAAACGTTCTGATGAAACGCTCTTACAACGGAGCTAAGAACGTTTTCTATAAAGAAGTCCACATCGGAGGTATATTCCAATTTTACACAACACTTAGAAAATTAATACTTGAGTTATCGGTTGATAAAGTTGTTGTTATGTGGGATGGTGAACGTGGTGGGTATTTACGACTTGACTATTATCCTGAGTATAAAAACAATAGACCTCGTTTTTTTGACGAGAGTTACGAACTCCAAAAATTAAAAGTTAAAGCATACGCTGAAGACTTATTCCTTAGACAGTACGAACACCCAGATTGTGAATCTGATGATTTGTTAGCATTCTACGCTTTGAATAAAAAAAAGAATGAAGAAATTATTATTTACACAAATGACCGAGACTTATGTCAATTAATTACTGAAGATGTTACCCTTTACTTGGCTGATAAAAAAGTTTTAGTGGGAGTTGGTAACTATTCTTGGTACTTCCAGCACTATTATAAAAACGCTGGTCTAGTCAAAATTATTGAGGGATGTTCAACTGACAACATTAAAGGTATAGATGGTGTTACTGAAAATACACTTCTTACACACTTTCCCGAAATTAAAGACAGAAAAGTTACTTTAGAAGAAATTATTTTAAAATCTCAAGACTTGAAAAAAGAAAAAGATTTAAAGATATTTGATTCAATAATAGAAGGAAAAACAAAGGGTAGTCATAGGGGTAATGTTTATGAGGTTAATAAAATCATTATCGATTTACACCAACCTCTCTTAACAGAAGAAGCCAAAGAAGAAGTTTTAAACCTTATAAACTTACCTTTAAACCCTGATGGTCGAGATTATAAAAATGTTTTAAAAATGATGTTTGAGGATGGTATAATGTATGCTATCCCTGGTGGTGAAAATGGGTATGTAAATTTCCTCGACCCATTTATCAAATTAAGTAAAAAGGAAAAAACAAATTACAAAAATTCAAAAGAAGTATGAAAAAGTTCGAATTCATTCTCCGTATTAACGGAAACATTATCTGTCAAAGATATTTCGCAGTTAAAAACTTTAATCAAAAAGCAGTCCAATCTTATGATGTTATGGAATGTGTTAACGATTGTGTTGACATGATTAATAGTCAACTAAAGAAAAAATCTTTAGAGTATCTTTGGGGACAATATAATCCGTATGAGAAACAATTAGAAGAACAAATTAACAAAACACCAATTTACGACAAAGAAGATATTTTCGACTTTGAAATTAGAATCGATGAAAGAGTTATTGGTACTAGAAGATTTACTGGTAATGTTTATCCACAAAGAGTTCGTTATAGTGTTGATATTCGTGATTTAATCCCTAAAATTATCTCCCAAATTCAATATACTTTGGGTAAAGAAAATTTACATGTGGAATACACGACAACAAAATAATGAAAACTATTTATGGATATACAAGGTAAAAAAATGGGTAAAAGTGTTACATTAGGTTATTTAGGTTACAAGTTTCAAATAGAGTTAATCAATCAAATTTTACACCCAGCCAATAAAAAATTTTCTGATAGAATCATAGACATTGTACACGCAAAGTACTTTGACAATGAGTATTTTCGTCTCATAGTAGCCCAAATAAAGGACTACTATGAGAAATATGAAAAAATCCCAACAGTCGATACTCTTGAGACAATCCTTAGAATGGAAGTTAAGGATAAAGTAACTCAGGATTATGTTTTTGAAATGTTAAAAGAGATTAATGATTTAACAGTTAAAGATTGGGAATTCATACAAAGTAAGGCATTAAATTTTTGTAGACAACAAGAGCTCAAAAAGGCAAATGAAAAAATCAACAAGATTGTTGATAACGGTGAGTTTGACAATTATGAAAAATGTGCTGAAATTTTACGAGATGCTCTTTCAGTTGGTGCTGAAAAAGACGATGGAACTTCTATCACAGAAAACATAGAAGCTGTATTAGAAAAAGACTTTAGACATCCAATTCCAACAGGAATAAGTGGTATAGATCAACTAACCGATGGAGGTCTATCTCGTGGTGAACTTGGGGTTGTATTAGCACCGTATGGTGTTGGTAAAACAACCATTTTAACCAAAATAGCTAATTCAGCTTATAATGAAGGGTATAATGTTTTACAAATTGTTTTCGAAGATATGCCTGATGTTATCAAAAGAAAACATTTAGCTTGTTGGTCAGGAATTGATTTAAATGATTTAGCGGAAAGAAAAGAAGAGGTTTTAGCAAAACACAAAGAAGTAACTCAAAACAGGACAAATGATTTAAAAATCAGAAAGTTTTCTTCAGAGGGTGTAACTATGCAAACCATTAAATCTTTTGTTAGACATGAAATCTCAACAGGGTTTAAACCTGATATGATTATTTTAGATTATATTGATTGTGTGGAATCCACTAAACAATATAGTGATGAATGGTCTGGTGAGGGTAACGTAATGAGAGGTTTTGAATCAATGTTAAGTGAATTCGGATTAGTTGGATGGACTGCCGTTCAAGGTAATAGAAGTTCAATTAGTGCTGATGTAGTAACAGGAGACCAAATGGGGGGTTCCATTAAGAAAGCTCAAATAGGGCATTTTATTATGTCTGTAGCGAGAACCTTACCACAAAAAGAATCAGGTAGAGCAACAATAGCAGTTTTAAAGTCTCGTTTTGGACGTGATGGGGTTGTATTTGAAGATTGTACTTTTGATAACGGAAAAGTTCATATAGACACTGAAACGTCTCAAACTTTTTTAGGTTATGAAAAAACACAAGAAGTTAAAAAAGAATCTCACACCCGTGAAAGAATCCAAAGAGCAAAAGAGTTACAAAAACAAAATAATAATTAATAATTAAAAAAATTAAAAAACATGGAACTAAGTAGTAAAATACTTTCAGATATCACTGTCTACATGAAGTACGCTAAGTACATACCCGAATTAAATCGTAGGGAAACGTGGGAAGAATTGGTAACAAGAAATAAAGAAATGCATCAAAAAAAATTCCCACAATTAAAGGAAGAAATCGAAAAAGTTTACAAACTTGTATACGATAAAAAAGTTTTACCTTCCATGAGAAGTTTACAATTCGGAGGAAAACCAATTGAAATTTCTCCTAATAGAATTTACAATTGCGCTTATATGCCGATTGACCATGTAGATTCTTTTTCTGAGGCAATGTTTCTTTTATTAGGTGGTACGGGTGTTGGTTATTCAGTACAAAAACACCATGTAGACAAATTACCTGAAATCAAAAAACCAAACCCAAATAGAACTAGAAGATACTTAATAGGTGATTCTATTGAAGGTTGGGCCGACTCAATTAAAGTGTTATTGGAATCTTATTTCGGGACAAAGGCGTCAACACCTATTTTTGACTTTAGTGACATTCGTCCAAAAGGAGCTAGACTTGTAACATCAGGTGGAAAAGCACCAGGACCTCAACCATTAAAGGATTGTTTACATAATATTAAAAAAGTTTTAGACGCAAAAGAAGATGGAGATAAACTTAAACCTATTGAAGTACACGATATTGTATGTTATATTGCAGATGCAGTACTTGCCGGCGGTATTCGTAGAGCAGCTCTCATTAGTTTATTTAGTGCTGACGACGATGAGATGATTTCTTGTAAATCTGGTTCATGGTGGGAAAACAATCCACAAAGAGGTAGAGCAAATAATTCAGCAGTTCTTATGAGACATAAAGTAACAAAAGAATATTTTATGGATTTATGGAAACGTATTGAATTATCTGGAGCTGGTGAACCCGGTATTTATCTTTCCAACGACAAAGATTGGGGAACTAACCCTTGTTGTGAGATTGGATTAAGACCATACCAATTCTGTAATCTTTGTGAAGTAAATGCATCTGATATTACATCACAAGAAGATTTTGAAGAAAGGGTTAAAGCGGCAGCATTTATTGGAACTCTTCAGGCAGGTTATACTGATTTCCATTATCTTCGTGATGTTTGGAGACGTACAACCGAAAAAGATGCCTTAATCGGTGTTGGAATGACTGGTATTGGTTCAGGTGTTGTATTAGGTTATGACATGAAAAAGGCGGCTAAAGCAGTAAAAGAAGAAAATGAAAGGGTTGCCGGTTTGTTAGGTATTAATAAAGCAGCAAGAACTTCGACAGTTAAACCTTCTGGTACATCTTCATTAGTTTTAGGAACCTCATCAGGTATTCACGCTTGGCATAATGATTATTATGTCCGTAGAGTTCGTGTTGGTAAAAATGAGGCTATTTACACTTATTTATCACTTTATCACCCTGAATTGGTTGAAGACGAATACTTTAGACCACATGATACTGCGGTAATCAGTATCCCACAAAAATCACCTGAAGGTGCAATTGTTAGAACCGAGTCAGTGTTTCAATTATTGGAACGTGTAAAAAAAGTTTCTACTGAATGGGTTAAAGCAGGTCACCGTACAGGATCTAACACACACAATGTATCAGCAACAATCTCTGTAAAAGAAAATGAATGGGATTTAGTTGGTGAATGGATGTGGGAAAACAAAGATTCATATAACGGTTTGTCAGTATTACCTTATTCTAATCACACATACAAACAAGCCCCTTTTGAAGACTGTGATAAATCTGTTTACGAAAATTTAATGAAAACTTTAAAAGACATTGATTTAAGTAAAATAGTGGAATTAGATGATGATACTAATTTATCTGGTGAAGCCGCTTGTGCCGGAGGACAATGTGAAATAGATATAGTATTACCTAAGTAAATTATAATGGTGGGTTAATAAAATTAACTCACTTTTAGAAAAAACATAATATTTATATATAAAAGTATTATGGGTAAAAAAGGTAAATCTAAATATAACGGTATGTTTATCAAAGGACAAAAATTTGGTAGATATACCGTTATTAATGCATCCATTATTATAGAACGTGAAGCTAAAGTGGAATGCCAATGTGATTGTGGGGTTGTTCGTAAAGTATCTTGTTATACATTAATAAAAGGTACATCCACTCAATGTTTAGATTGTGGTAATTCTATGGAAAAAGAAAAAAATCCTGCTTGGCGAGGTTACGGTAAAATACCAGGTAAAGTTATCTCCCAAATTAAGAGAAATGCTAATATAAGAGGTATAGAATTTAATCTTAATTTAGAATACTTAGACAAACTATACAAAGACCAAAAATTTAAATGTAGTTTAACTGGTTTAGATTTAACAGAAAATGACTTTTCTTTAGATAGAATTAACTCTAATATAGGTTACGTAAAGAATAACGTACAATGGGTTCATAAAGATGTGAATATGATGAAAAAAGATTATAATCAAGACTACTTTATAAATATTTGTAAATTAATAACTAAAAATTATGGTAAATAACATTACATGGGGACCTAATATAACGTTAACACAACAAGTTTTGTTAGCCTTATATGAAATACGTAAAAAAAACGGATAATAAAAACCCTCTTCGGAGGGTTTTTTAATGCAATAAACTTTACACTTTAGATTTTATTTTTTGGTGGTAAATTTCATGAATAGATATTTATAAAAAGATTAATGGCACAAAAAAATTACATAAACATACAATTTCCTTTTAGTGACGATCCAGAAGGTAAGTTTTTAAAAATGAATACCGAAGCTAAACAGGCTATAAAATCGGATTTGGTTCATTTATTATTAACAAACAAGGGGGAAAGACTTTATTTACCAGATTTTGGCGCTAATTTAAGACAGTATTTATTTGAACCTAATGATGAGGCTAGTGCCAATGCGGTTAAAAATGAAATAAACGAGGCGGTAAAAAAATTTATACCAAACTTAAATGTTACAGAATTAACAGTAACAAAATCTGAAGATAACATACACGCCGTTGTTGTAAGAATAGATTACATAGTAACTATTTCGGCATTACAGTCCGCTGACTTTGTATTATTAGAATTATAAAATTATGGCAGAAAAAAAAATAAATTACTTCGCAAGAAATTTTTTAGACGTAAGAACTGAATTAATTAATTACGTCAAACATTTTTACCCAGAACTATACCAAGACTTTAATGATGCGTCTATTGGTACGATGTTAATTGAACTTAATGCGGCTGTATCAGACATGTTGTCTTACCACACAGATAGGATGTTTAATGAAACTCAAATAGACTACGCTCAAGAAAGAAGGTCTGTTATGAATATAGCGAGAACTTTAGGTTTAAAAATACCCGGTAAAAGGTCATCCGTTACTTTAGTTGATTTTGCTGTTACAGTACCAGTTTTTGGTGATACTTTTGATGTTAGGTACGCACCTGTAATTAGATACGGTGCTCAAGTTATGGGGGGTGGACAAACTTTTGAGACTTTAGAAGATATAGATTTTTCATCACCTTTTTCTTTAGGCGGAATACCAAATAGGTTAATTATACCAAACATTAATTCTAACAATCAAATTACTAATTATACTTTAGTTAAAAGAGAGTTAGTTAGTAATGGTGTGACAAAATATTTTAAAAAAGTTTTAGGTACAGCCGATTCAATACCATTCTTAGAGGTTTTATTACCGGACAATAATGTAGTATCGATAGAATCTGTCATTACAAAAGACGGTACAACTTTTAATAATAATCCAACAACTTCAGAGTTTTCGGATGATAATTTAAAATGGTATGAAGTTGATTCTTTAGCCGAAGACAAAATTTTTGTTGATGATCCTACAAGAAGTACGGATAATTCTGGCATAACACCTGGTAAATGGATTTCTGTTACCAGAAAATTTTTAAAAGAATATACTGACACTGGTTTTTGTAAATTAACTTTTGGGTCAGGTTATTCTGATGATTATTATTTACAAAACTACACTAAAGATTCTTATATATTACAAATATCAAACTATTTTAATAGTATAGCTTTAGGCGAAATACCCAAACCTAACAGTACCTTATTCGTTAAATACAGAGTAGGTGGTGGTGCGGGTGCTAATATAGGTTTAAACACGATAAACACTGTTGGGTTTTTTGAAATGGTTGTTAATGGACCCGTGGCGGCAAACAATCAGTTTGTCAGAAGTTCTTTACGAGTAAATAACCCTATTCCAGCTTTTGGTGGAGCTAATGATCCTACAATAGAAGAAATAAGGTACATGACTAAATACAATTTTTCTTCACAAAATAGAGCTGTCACAATAAAGGATTATATCGCTACAATATTTAAAATGCCAGGTAAATTTGGTGTACCTTTTAGAATGCAAGTTTCTGAAAAAGAAAACAAAGTAGAATTTGCTATTTTAGGTTTAGATTCTAACGGAAAATTAACAAACAGCTCAACCAATACACTAAAGGAAAACATGGCCACTTGGTTGGCGGAATATAGGATGATAAATGATTATGTTTTAATTAGAGACGGTAAAATTATAAATTTAAGTTTTGATATTGACTTATACACAGATAAATCATTTAATCAGGGTGAAATAATAAACAATACTATTAATGTTATTAAAGATTATTTTGATATTAAAAAGTGGCAAATGGGACAAAATATTTACATATCACAATTAGTGGAGTCGATAAATAATGTAGCCGGGGTACTTAATGTGGTAGATATTAAAATTTATAATCTATACGGTGGTAATTACTCGCCTAATATCACCTCACAGGAATTTATAGATGAAGAAACTGGGGAAATAGATTTAACATCAGATTACGTTTTATTTGCTGAATATGATACGATGTTTGAAATAAAATTACCTAATAGTGATATAAAAGTAAGAACTAAGTTTTAATGTCAAAATATTCAAATTTAATAGGTAGTGCTAGATATAAACTTGCACAAAATAAAGACACCAATATTCAACTAGATTTAGAACAAAAGTCTAAACCTTTAACTGAATACAATATCATAGACATTGTAAATCAGTATCAAGTTTTTTTAGACGAAAGAAACAATTCTAAAAAATATCGAATAAACGGAAAGTTCAATATCTACACATCAAATGTACTATCAACAGGTTCTACTTCTTATGTTAACGGTAAATATGACGACTCTTCTTGGAGCCCCATCTTTTATGGTAACCCACCTTTAGCTCCAAATAATTGGGTTATGCAAATAACTTACCCATCAAATCAAATTTTTAATTATACAATAAATGCTAGAACATCTCTAGGCACTATTTCTACAGAAGCTTACCGTGGATTACAATACCAAGCTTTAGGTACCACTGTAATAAATACTGATAATTATTTAACAGTTTTAGGTGTACAAAACCATAACTTATCAGAAGGGGATTACATTTATATATCTAGTAGTCTTTCTACTAATCAATTACAAGGTGTATATAGGGTTAAAAATTTAGGTATTGAAGGTGAAAATTTACAAAAAAATTTAACTTTAGATGTTATAGTCGATCCTTTGACATTACCTATTGGGTTTGGTAATTTTTTTAGAGTGGTAGAACCTTCAGAGGCTGACACTAATTTTTATAACTCTGGCACCATAGTTTTTGCAACGGCCACAGACATAAGTGGTAACACATTAGGTAATTACACGGTGAACGATATAAGGTACACCAAAATAAAAACTACACAACCACACAATCTATTACTTAACGATTTTGTAGAGATAAAAGTGGGTTCAGCAAATATTTTAAACGGTGTTTGGAGAGTTTACAACATTATAGGTAGTGTTACAGGTTCTACAGAGTTTATAATTAGAGTTAATTTAAACGTACCTAAAGGGACTAATGTAATACCCGCTCCTAACCCACAGTATAGATTTTTTAACGGTACGCCATCTGAATATTACGTTAGACAATTTGAAGTTATAACCACTAACGATTATAGTGTTTATCCATGTTCATTTAGTAGCAATATATACCCAAACGTTTCTGATGTAACAATAGGTTCTGTTAACGACACTTGGTTATTTCAATTTAATGAAGATGTTAATATTGATGGGTTAAGTAGTGATAGAAATGGACCAATATCGGAACTTTATTATACTGTTATTAAAAGAGCTGGTAAAAACCCATATGGTTGGTCTACTGTGACTGCTGATTGGGATTTTAATTATGGAACTACGGACACATCTAACGGAATCGAGTTTATATCTATTTATAACCCAAACGGAATTGGTAGTGTTGAAAAATTGTCTGGTAGAACAAATTTTATTAATAGTAACGGTGATATAGTGGCAGTACCAGGTAGTAAATATATTGGTGATTTTATGGAGTTTAATTCTAAAGACCTTTTAGAAAGAAAATGTTCAGATGTTATCCATAGATTTGGAATCACCCCAACACCTAATAATGAAGGGTATTACTATAAACCGTTTAATCGGTTAGAAATAAGAAAGTACTCAAATGTAATAGAGTACGCTAACCCCGATGAGATTATTATTGACATACCAGAAAATTATGTTACTTACGCCGATGGTTCTATAGCTTGGCGTGATTTATTAACTATAGGTTATTTTGAAGAGGGTGTTAACGGTGTAGACTACCCTTTTTTAAACGGTGCACATTATTTTTATTTTAACCATAATTTATATGTTAGAAGACAAAAACCACCGATAACTCTATTGGGTGATAAATACATAGAACCTACCACAATACCACAAGAATGCTAATAAAGTACCAAATATCAAATAGGTTTCTAACAAATACGGCACAAACAATAACTGTAAGTGGTGGTACTATTACTTCTTACAAATCAATTACAATACCGATAGAGACCCAATTCTACCCTATAGATTATGGTGATGATTTACAAGATATTGTTTTAGAGGAAAGAAAAAAAGCAATAAACAGTGAGTTTGATGCTGAAACTATAAAATATACTTATTTAAATAACACAGCTAACAACGGTAATGGTTTATTAATACAGTTTAGATTTTGGAACACAACTTCTTCTACTTATACAACTTCTTATACCACAGCTGATTTTACTGATATTGAAATTAAAAAAAATCGTAATCCTTTTAAAAAAAGTTTTTTTAGACTTTATTTTTACGATAGTAATAGTGGGGATACTAACAATTTAATTTTTACTGAAGACATAAACGTATTTGATACCACTACTGCTATATTACCATTTAATAGACTTTATTGGTTAAGAAATGATAAAGATTTTATAAGTAGTAATAACAATAAAACTGTTTATATGAATGCGAGTTTTTTTAATGCAAAAACCGGTAAAATAACTAGGTTTATAAACCCCAGTCCTTCAGGTAACCCACCTAATGGACCTTTAAATATATTACAATACAGTGATCCAGTTAACAGAGATTGGAGAACAAGTGCTATTACAATAGTAAACCCAAAAATAAATAATGGTTTATATAATTTTACACCTTTAGTACCTTTTGGTGCAAATCAAACATCTGTAATAACCCTATCTGAATTTGTCATGTTATAATGGAAATATATAAAAGAAAAGTTGGTTATGAAGATTTAAATTATAGGGTTATAAATAATAATTTACCTATTACAGCCTCATCATACCTAATAACAGCAACCACTTTATATTTTCCAGTTTTTTTAAATCAAAATTTAGAAGATATTGGTGTATACACGGATGTGGAAAATCCTGTTTATGAAATAGTGGATTTTTCTGGTGTGTGGAATCTATCTAATACAGGTGCGGGACAAACACCTTGTTTAACCTTAAACAATTGTACAGTAAGTTTTAACTCAACACCAATTACATTTTACGGTGCAAATAATGGTTCTATATCAGCAACAATTGTTGGTTGTCCTGGACCACAAACAATAAGTTGGTCCGGACCTAATAATTTTACTAGCAGTAACTTAACTATAAATAATTTAGCTTATGGTAATTATACTATTAAAGTTGTTGATGCGAATTGTAACACAACTTATGCTAACTATTTTTTAACACAACCACAATCATTATCAATTTTGTTAGAAACTAATGATTCACAAACAAATGTTACTTCACCTGGTGGATGTAATGGTACGGCAAGTGTAACCACCCTAGGCGGTCAACCACCTTACACATACACATGGTATTCTATTGTAGGTACGGTCGCAACAGTTTTAGCCGGACCTTCTACAACAATTACCGGCTTAACGTCTTTATGTGCTGGGCAGTATAGTGCCCAAATCACTGATGCAAGTAATACTACCGTTTCACAATTTTTTAATATAACAGAACCAACACCTATAACAGGTACGGTTCTTACCACAACAAATGTTACTTGTTTTGGTGGTAACGACGGTTCTATGACAATTTCTGCTGTAGGTGGTATTAATGGTTATACATACGTCCTAACAGGGCCTGTAAACAATACCATTACAACCACTGGAAACGCGACATTTAATAATTTATTGGCTTGTCCTTCTAACATACCTTGTTATAGTGTACAAATATCAGATAGCTTTGCTAATACATCCACAATAAGCTCTATTAACATCACTTCACTAAGTAACGTGAATCTAACAGTTAGCTCAACTAATATACCTATTGGATCCAACACATATAACATAGGTTGTTTCGGATCAGATAGTGGTAATATAACAATATCACCTTCTGGTGGTCAGTCACCATATATTGTATCAGTCATAAGGGATAACCTTATAATAGATCAATTAAGTATAAGTAATCCTTATAATTTATTTAATCTAGATGCTGCCACATATCAATTTACAATACAAGATAGTAACGGTTGTAACGGACCTACACAAACAGTAGTTTTAAAACAAAAACCTTTATTAAATGTTAATATAAATCCTATAAGCACAACAAATGGTTACAATATAACATGTTTTAATGGAACTAAAAACATAACTGTCAATACATCTTATACAACAAACCCTACTACAATACCTACTGGTTCTAACACCTTTAAATATTACATAGACGGTGTACTTAAAACAACGGCTTTAGGACCTACAACAAACGTTAATATAAATAATATATCAGCAGGTACACACACTTTAACAGTAGTAGACTCCACGATACCAAATTGTTCTGGTACAACAACATTTACTTTGACACAACCACCTCTACCGTTATTTGTTAGTTACGGTGTTATTTCTGTTGAAGACGGATCTTGTGCTTGTGGAATAAACCCTGATAGTTGTAGACAGGCTGTTATCGATATAAATGGTGGTGTATCACCTTATACAATAACATGGTCTGGACCTGGACAATCCGGATTACCAACCACATCTATAACTTCAGACATATCATGTAATGGACAAACAATATCTGTAACGGTAACAGATAGTAATAATTGTACATTTGGACCTATTAGTATTACATTAACAATATGATAATATCAGGATTTACATCACAAAAATTAGATTTAATTACTACATACAGTAACACCAACCCCTATCAAATAGGTGTTAATGGTGTTACAAATATAAATTATAACCCAGCAAATTTAACAGCAATAACTTCGGTATCTTATACTATAGGTGACATAAATTATATAACTGAATTCCCCACTTTAGTTACAAAATTTTTTACATACTATTCCGGATATGATTTTGAACCCTACATTACGTTTCCTAATAGACAAAACACTTTTGATATAAAAGAAGAGGCTAAAATGGGGTTAGTTTTCCCACCAAAAGTAAGTAACGAGCTATTTATAGAAAGAATGAATTTGGCTGTTTTTGAAAGGTATTCTAGACTTTCAGAAATTAAAAATTTAGGTACATTAACTAATTATAGAAACGGATATTATAACATAAAACAAATAACATAAAATGGCTACAGGAAATTACGGTATAGTTAGACCAGCTACAGTTACGACTGATGATATAGAAATTTATTACACTTATGCCCCATCTAGGGATGTAAAACCTACGATACCATTACAACAATTGTCACCTAGTCAGGTGATATCCAGATTTAATCACCCAATACCAACAGCTAATGGTATACCATTATTTGATGGTTTATATAACTTACAACTACCTTTAACAAATTTTTCAGCAAAAGGTATTTATTCTGTTATAATAAAACCTAGAGAAATTAGAACTACAATAACAGATTGTGGTGTTTTAGCGGCCTTTCCGGATGTTAAAGGCATTATTTTAGATATAAATAAATTGGGCATACAAGACGCTAGTAGTTTAGTTGGTTATCGTATAGAATATTACAATGAAGCAGGACAAAGAATCCCTAATTTTTTTAGAATAATAACTTCAGCTAATAGAACAGAAGTGGTAAATGCGAATATATCTAATACAACACAAAAAGCTATTAGATACAGATTCAATGACACATCTAATCTAATTTTTTGTACACTGACACCAAGTTCCGCACCTAATGTCAGACCAAATCAATTTCCAGATATTGGAGTACCGGGACAAGAAATTTCAATAACAAACACTTTTTTTAACCCTATTTTATTAGAAATAGACATGGTTGAATACGATATCGAAACCTTAGCTTACGGTATTTACGGAAATCAAATTAAGTCTATAACTGATGGTAAATATACTATTTACGATTTTGGTAATAACATATATAAACAATACAATTTATACGAAATTCAAGATCAATTTACAGGAGAACCACTACATGAGGTACGTCAGTTAGTAAACAACATTGATTTTACTAAAGATTTTAACACTATAACTAACATACCTACATTATAATAATGGCAACAGTTAAAGTAACACCTCGTTCCCTAACGGAAGCTTACAAAAGAAGAGAGGGTGATTTTTCACCTAACTTAGTCGGACTTCAATTTACCGACGGGGTCTCACTTTTTACTTTTGGTAACTTTCAAATAACGACAAATTTAGATAGAAAATTAAATAAAAATTTTGTCTTAGGTGGGCAGTGGTCTGACTATTATAGTTTAGATAATTTAAACCTTTCACAAAGTACTTCAGAAATTTTATTATCCAATGAAATACTTATTAGGTTAAATTTTGACCCCTATAATATTAGTAGGTATGTTTATTTCGGCAGCTTTCAAGAATTTGTTAGAGTAACCATAGAACAGATTATTCAAAAATGGAAAGGTTCTTTATTTTTAGACCCATTTTTAAATACAAATACCGCTGTAAATACAGTTTTATCTTTTAATTATAACGGCGGAGACAATACATCTACATTCTTAATACCAAAAAGTGTCGTATCTAATAATTTTGAGTTGATTATTGATAGTAATAACTTCTTAGATACCGAAATTTATAATTTACAATTAAATTACGATAAATACGTTATATGGACAGGTGGTGATACAGAGTACCCTTTAATTGGTTATACTGGTTCTACTGACACATACCCATATATTTTTGTTAAAACAATAGGTAACCCGTTCCCAACCCTTAGTGCATCCACTTTTGGCCAAATAACTTACCATTTAAAACCTAATAGTTTAGAGGTACAGTTATTTTTTGAAAACCTATTAGATTTTGAAAAGGTACTTTTAAATAGATTAACAACGCCTATATACACCTCATCTTTTGATGTACCAAAAGAAAGTGATGGTGTAAGATATGTAACTACAGAAAATTTTACATGGCCAGTTAGTGATGGGTACAATATAGATATTAACACTACAGATTATGCATTTTATGTTAAACAATTATTAAATGCGGCCATTAATTTTGATAGTAATAAAACAGATTTAGTTTCTAGAAGGTTTGTTTCAGAATCTATTCACGAGTTCGATACGAATGGGGGTACTGTAGGAGGGGAAGGTGAAGAAGCTTACGGTATGAAAGTTTCAAAACTTTTAAGAATTTACGGTAGAGAATTTGATGAGGTTAAAAAATATATTGATGGCATATCGTTCGCTAATGTTGTTACTTACAACAAACTTGATAATACTTCCGATGAGTTAATAAAAATGATGGCCAAAAATTTAGGTTTTGATGTTTTATTAACTGTTGGTTCAGATAATTTTAACTTAACAGAACAAATAAAACCTTCACTTAATACACCTTTTAGTGGATACTCAAGGTCATTATCGGCAAAAGAATTAGATATAGAATTGTGGAGAAGATTGGTTATAAATGCGTGGTGGTTGTTCAAATCTAAAGGTACTAGGAAAGTTATAGAATTTTTCTTTAATTTATTTAAAATACCACAATGTGTTATATCACTAAATGAATATGTTTATTTAGCGGAAAACAGATTGGATATACAAAAAGTTTATACACAAATACAAGAAATATTTGATAAAACAGGTATGGGTTCTTTAAACTTAAGTGACTACCCAATTGATAATTTTGGTTTCCCAAAAGTATTACCAGAAACCACAAGTAACTATTTTCAGATGGGTGGTTTTTGGTATAACGGTGGGAATGAATCCACTATTGGTAATAACCCACATATAGGACCTTATGATTTCGGTAAAAGTTATTTTTCACAATTTGAATGCTTCACACCTAACTTCAATCAGTTACTAACAGCTTCAACACTCGTTACTGTTACTAAAAATTATTTTAACAACTACAATGAAGGTACTTTCATTTTTGACCAAAATGGTTTACCAGTACCTTACTACGGTACTGGTTATGCAACCGCTTTAAATAACGGTTCTGTAAATAATGTTGTGGTTAATTCTGCGGGGTTAACTTATGTTGGGGGTAATAATGCACCAAACTATGCTAGACCTAGTGGAGACACCTTTTCAATGAAAATTAGTTTCACTGCGGGTAATAAAAATGTTTGTAATACTTGTACAGAACAATTAATTTTTGGGTCAGACGGCATTGTGTATGTTAATACAGGGGTTAGAGATCCTTTAAATAACCCACCTTTAACAAATTCTTTATGTTGTAAAAACTATTGGTTACCGACATATACAAACACACCAGTATGCCCAAAACCTAACGAATTAATGATATCTGTTGACGGATTGGTGTTAGATACCAATACAAATCAAACAGTGTCACAACAGTGTTGTACAAAAGCGTATTTAGGTTTTAATGTTACATGGGATGGTAGAAATTGTGTTATACCACAAACTTGCCCCAACCCTGAATCAGTGTCAATATCATTTGATAACGTTGTGTTAGATTCTAACACAAATGAAACTGTTTCACAACAGTGTTGTACAAAAGCGTATTTAGGTTTTAATGTTACATGGGATGGTAGAAATTGTTTATATGTGACAAGCACCAACACAGGGACACCTATTGAGATTGGTACAGAAAATGTATCAACACTAAGAACATACTCAACAAACGATTTATTTAACTCATATACAGGTGGTATTGTGATACAATCTAATTATACTTGTTATTGGTGCCCACCAGAAAACTATTTACAAACAATATGTAGTGTTGACGATTACTTATCTACTTTGACACAAACACAAATAATACAATTAGCTGTTAGTTTAGGCGCTTCACCTAATATAGGTTCTGAAGCTACATACTTTATTTCAAACATTTACGAACCATTTTTTAACAATTACGGGTGTTTAATTTTAGATAACCAAGACAATGTGATTAAAGATAAAGGTTGTTGTGAATTGAGGGGTGGTACGTTAACTAACATAAATGGGGTTAACTATTGTTTAAAACCAAATCCTAACCCTTGTGCGGGGTCACAAGTATATCCTAAAACACATGTTTGGGTAAAACCAGACAACACTTTATTACCAGAATCCTGTTGTAACCAAAACGGCCAATATTGGGTATCACCTGTAGATTCAAACAATAATAATATAACATTGGTTTCACAAAACGGTACAACAACATTCTTAGATTTACCAGGTTCAACTTTTGCGGGTTCGAACTCTTATTGTTCTTCATGTCCTAATAATCTTATTGAGGTTGTTGAAAATTCAAGTATTATTATTAAGGACTCAAATAACAATGATTTATTACAAGAATGTTGTGTAGATTATGGGTTTAATTGGGATTTAAATTTACAAAAATGTACAAAATGCCCAACAGTAGTTAATTACGGTACAGAACTTAATGAGTATCAAATAGTAAATGTTAATGGTTTAGATTTATCACAACAATGTTGTGAACAAATAGGTGGTTGGTTTGGTAATGCTTTTGGTGAAGGTGATAAGTGTTATTCTTGTCCTGGTGTTATGATATATGACAGTGTAACCGGAGAATCCACTATTAATAATGGATACCAATTAATTGGAACTACCTCACCTATTGAGGTAACTTATGAAGGTAATTCATTGTCACAACAATGCTGTACACTATATCACAATCAATTTGGTGAGGCTGTATGGGATTCAGAGACCAATAAATGTTTAATATATAACAACAATATCGGTACCCCACAAAGTGTACCAGCTCAATTAAAATTAGGTAACACCACCAAATGTATAAATAACCAACAGTGTCTTGTAGGTATCTATAATACAGTTTATGGTACTTCTAATTTGTTAGCAGGCGTAGTAACCACTTTATATGTACAACCAGGTCAAACACCATTAAACTCACCACTATATTTAGATGCTAGTTTAAATACGTTACTTACCCCTACAAATTTAATACAAATAAGTAATAATTTTTCAAGTCCTGGAATCTACGAAAACTTTATTTATTTTGAATATAATAACACTCTTTATAAATTAGATTTCACTAGTAATAATCCGGTACCATCTTATAGTTTAGCATCGTCTTACTATATATTTGATAACTTACATCCTTATCCTACACCTACTACTGAGTGTTCACCATTAGGTTCTAATTGTTAAATTAAAATGATAAAAAATCAATTAAAAAATACTTATAGTTAATGACAGAAATAATATTACAAGGAGAGATTTTTAATAAAATAGGTTGTATGGATCCTTTGGCAACAAATTATGATCCAACAGCAACAAACCCTTGTCCTGATTGTTGTGTTTATGGGATAAAAATAGATGGTTGTACAGATCCTTTAGCAACCAACTATAATTCGTTAGCTACAAATTCTTGCCCTGATTGTTGTGTTTATACGATAGAAAAAACTACCATAAGTAACGAATTAAATTTTGCTAAAATTTCATCTGAAATACCTATAGCCGGTATTAAAGGTGATATTGGTGGTTGTGTTGGACCTTACAGTATAACTATGGATGGTGAGGTTTTGGGTGTAGAAGGTCCAGAGTGCTGTTCAAAAACAAATCAACAATTGGGTCCCCCACCTATTGGGTCAGAATATTATTGGGACGGAAAAACCTGTAAATTAATACCCGCATGTCCCGAATCAGTCACCTGTATAGATTGTACTAATTTTGATTGGTGGAATGATACCTACATAACAAATCATAATGGACAAAGTTTATCAACAACCTCACCCATACTTTGGCAACAAGTAGTTGATTTAATCACAAATAGTGGACAGACAATTTCAGTAAATACATTAAATGGTGAGCTAATAACACAAGAGTGTTGTAAAACATTTTTTAAAAATGGTATATGTTTTTGTGAAGGAACAATAGAAGAAACCTATGAACCCAAATGTATTGAAAATTTAAACGATTTTTTGAATCTAATTTCAACACCAACTGGGTATAGTTTTTTTATAAACAATTTTTCATCTATAGGACCCTCTTTAGGTTTAACTACCACACAAATTAATTTTATTAAATTAAATATTAATAGTACATCGGACAGTAATAATAACGGAATACAAGACTTAACTGAGGCAAGATTAATTTTATCTAATGCGTTAAATGTAACAGGTGGTTTTCATGTTAATTTTGGTACTATAACAAACACACCGATTTTAATGACAAAAGGTGTTTGTGATGAATATGGTGGTTATTGGGATACTGTAACAGTTAGTAACCCTATTCTTGTCGGAGTTGAGGTTAACTTAACCGACCAAAATTTATCCACACAAAGAACTGTTGCTGATACTATTAGTGGTGGTAATTGCATGTGTAAACCAGTTGTGGATCAATGTGAAATAGATTTATCACAAGTACAAGTTGTAAATACTTTTGATTTTTTTAACAATACAATACAAATAGTAACGTTAAAAGATAGTAATACATCATTAGGTGAATCTTGTTGTAACAGAATAATTAAAGATAACCCTAATTTGGGCTGGAGTTGGCAATCACCTTATTGTTTGGCATCACCAAAAGATGATTGTTTACCAGCAACTTTTAGTTTGAATAATGATTTAATGGAGGTTCCACCTTGTGGTAGTGATTTGGAAATTTCTATTTGGTTGTATTTTGCTAAACCACAAAACCCTTGTCAACCAGTACCTGATCCACCTGTAGATGACACCATAGTTATTGAAGGGCAATTTTGTGATATCACTTTAACACCTAATACGGGTGTTTTACAACCAACCATAAATCAGGCTAATATTGAAATCGCTAGTACATTAAAAAAAGCGGCAGTTAAGGCGGAAACTGCCACACCTATTGAGTTAACACCTAAAACTTGTTGTTATAATATTAATAACCCTATAAAGGCTAGGATTAGTACAACAAATACTTCTTTGAACCAATCTCTAACACAAATAAAAGAATATGATTCTGTGGCAGACTACTTTAATACATGGGTACAACTTAAAGCTACGGTACCAACTTCTGGTTTGACATTGAATTTTGGTTTAAATCTTGAAATATACCAAGGGTTAAATTGTTGCTGTGATTACGATTTTTTTATCGACGACATTCAAGTTAATTGTGTTAGTCAAGTACCATCTTTAGTTTATAATAACATAGAATGTCCAGGGTTTAATTTAAATCGTGTAATAGACAATAAAAAATCTTGGGTTTATAACCCAGGGTTACCTAACGTAGGTATTTCTGATTTTGATGAGATAGAAAGGGCTGATGGTAGTTTTGGTACTTTAAATGGTGAGGGTACTATAAATAGGACTTTTGCGCCTAGCTTAGACGCTGACATCCCTTGGAGATATACGGACTATTGGAATCAATCTAGTGTTTATGAAAAACACAGTAATTTAGTTTTAAACTCTAAAGAACTTTGGTTAACATTTGACATGTGTGCCGATTGTCCTATTAGTGGTACGACTTTAGTTTGTCCACAAGGTTACTTACTTTCGGCAAACACACAAATTTGTTATTCAGGAATTACCTAAAATAATATTTATTATTAAAACAAAACATGTTAATAACATCAGCGACAACTGTAAACACTGTATCTTATTTAAGTCTTTACGAATTAGAACAGTATAAAAAACAGTTTCAAAGTTTTTGGCTTCCTTTTATGGAACAATTTATACCGGCAACAACTATTTGGGTTGCTGGTGAAAGATGGTGTAATGAACCTTGTCCTATACTAAATGTTTGTGATTATGACTTTGAATTAGTTGAGGCTGAAATAAGTATACAAGAAGTACCTAACGGCTTGTTCAATACTGGTAGAACTTCTTACACAACTTTCGTTTTAACAGGAAGAACCTCAATCACCGGTTCTTTAGGTACACCAACTGGATCAAATCCTAAAACATCCCAATTAATTACACCGGTAAAAGATTTAGGTAGTACAACATCAACCTTATTACTTAGAACTACCGCTGAAGCAAGTATTGACATTACATCATATAGAAGTAGGTTTACTTCTTTAACAACTGAAACAACAATAATATAATGGGATTTTTATGCACTAATAAAGAAACTAAAAAAGATGTAAATCTAAATGAGTTAAAAGAAGAAAAATTTTTACGTGATATTGGTTTAAATAACGTTAATAATTTAAACCCTGAAATTAATCTTTGCCAAGAAATTTTTCTTAGTCCTGAGTATTATGTTACCGGTGCGATAAAACTGACTACTGGTTATACAAGTAATTTAACTGGGTGTACTACTGGTACAACTGGTATATATAATTTAGATTATACTGGGGATATTTTTTTAAATTTTTTAATAACAGGAGACACAAATTATCAAAACTATGACGGTAATTTTTGTTTAAAAGTTTTTTCTAAAGATAAATGGAACCCTGTCATATCAACCGGAGGTTTAGTAAATGGTAGTGAGACTATTGCTTCTTGTACTAATTTTACCACAATATCTAATTCAGAACCAGATTTTTTAAAAGGCGAAATTAGTGTGGGGTCTTTACCTTATTGGATTTCCCATAATACACAAAATAACTTATTATATGTTTCTAATATAGGTGGAGCAAGTAAAAATATATCCGTCATAGATGCAAACATCAATCAGGTTATAACTACCATAGAACCGTCTACCCTAGGTTTTACACCTACAGCTACAGCTTATGATTCTTTAAATAATAGATTATTTATTATAGAAAACGCTTCTAACAATATATGGGTTTTAGATTGTGTAACAAACACCATAATCGCAGGACCGATATCTTACGGACCTTCTAACTATAATAATATAATTTATGTGGAATCTAATAACATTTTTTACCTAACTGATATTAGTAGTGGTAAGGTTGTACAGATAGATGCTAATACATTAACCCCAGCAATATTTGCTAGTTTGTCTTTTTCCACAACAAAACAAATAGTTTACAACTCAATAAACAATGAGTTTTATGTTTTTTCTGACTCAACAGCAGGTAGTATAGATGTTGTTAATTCAATTGGAACCGTTACCTCAACAATAACTTTAGGTAATTCACCAGATTTTAATGGAGCAACATTTAACTCAATAAATAATACTATATACGCTACAGATTATAACAATGATGAGATTTTAATATTAGACTGTGTAACTGGGGCCTACTCAACTATACCAACACAAACATCACAACCATACGCTATAGATTTTGATTCTACAAATAATAATATTTTTTATTCAACATTTTTAGATTCGGCTGTTTATAGATTGGATGGTGCAACCAATGAAATTGAAAAGTATTTTAATTTTAATGATGAGGTTAGATACATTTTTTACAATTCAATCAATAATACGGTTTATGGTACAAAATACAACAGTCAAAAAGTCGCTTATATAACATCGGATTATGTTAAACAAGATTTTTTAGAGGGTAGTTTACCGAAAACATGGGGTGAATATTTAATTAGACCCTACTATACATTTGTGAGTAAAGATTGTAACCCAGGTATTATTTTTGATAATTGGGTTAGTACCACACAATACAACAGTTTCCAAAGTAGTAGTGATTATTACTTTATGACTGTAGTTGACCCACCCACACCTAATTTAGCACCACCAGGTACAGAAGGTGTACCTGACTACACTTTAGTTAATGATAAACTACTTATTGATGGTTATGTTGGGGCTAGAGGACCACAATCAATAAATAATGAACTTAATTATTTTATATTAACCTCCATACCACTTAACAATCAAATATTATTAATTTTAAATGGTGTACAATTAACACAAGATTCAGATTACACTTTGATACAACAAGGGGGTTACGGTACACCACCAATCGTGGAAATTTATGAAAGTATAAAGTCAACTGATTGGTTGATAGCTACATACATAAAAGCAGCTACTAATAGTTCTTGGTTTACTAATATTTTAGGCTCTTATTTTATTGATACAATAAAATTAGATGGTTTTACATCTACAACATCACCAAGTTACAGAACTACTGGTGACAATACATTGAATTTTAACCCAGTAACTTTAAATTATGAATTTTTTACAACCTTACCTATAGATCCAAATTATGCTTTAATAGTCACAGTAAACGGTGTCAAATTAGCGGAAGACTTTCAATTTTTTAAAAGTACGTCATTTGATGGACGAATAATTTTTGATAAAAATAACACGTCTTTTAATGTGGGTGACATCATAACAGTTTTTGGTTACGCAAGCTCTACAGGTTCAGAAGGTAATAATTATGGTAGTTTAAAAACAAATCAATTTACACCACAATGGTCGGTACCACCAACGTTTACTAATAGTAATGTTACTGGTAGATTTATAATCGAAGCTTTTGATAACAATTCTGGTATTCTAACAAACACACTTTATGTAGGTTTTGTACCAGGACAAACCAATTATCAAGCTAATTTTAATAATTTATCTTTAAATGTTTATTACAAATTTAAAGTGACTTTTGAGGTAACATATACCGGTTATTTAAATAACAAAGTAACAACCTGTTCTTATGCGGAGGGTTACTTTGATACAGCAAATAGTTATATTAAAAATACGTATTAATGGCAAATGAGTCAATTAGGATAAGAACCACACCTGGAACACCAAAAAATGTAAGGTTTAAGTTAGAACAAGATTTTGATTTTTTAGAGATTCTAAGTCTTAAAATTAGTCAAGAAGATTTATACCAAACTTTTTGTTCCAATTACGGTGTAGTAGTAGGTAGAGTTATAGCAAACGGTGGTTTTGGTGTACCTAATTCAAAAGTTTCTATTTTTATACCTATTACAAGTGAGGATGAAAAAAATCTTTTGATAAAAGATTTATACCCTTTTAAAACACCATATCAGAAAAATTCTGACGGTGTTAGATATAACTTATTAATGTCCAAATCCACTTGTTTACTAAACACACCGGTTGGTACTTTTCCTTCTAAAGAAGAAGTTCTAGATAGTGATTTAATTTTAGAAATTTTTGATAAATATTATAAATATACCACAAAAACTAACGCTGCGGGTGATTTTATGTTATTTGGTGTACCAGTAGGTCAGTATACTGTTCATATGGATGTTGACTTAAGTGATGCCGGTTCCGCTAGTATCAGACCTTATGACATGATAGCGGATGGTTATCCAGAAAAATTATTCAAATCAAAAACACAATTTAAAACATCAACAAATTTAGATACCCTACCACAAATTAAATCTGGTAATATAAGTGTTGATGTCATACCATTTTGGGGTGACCCTGAAAGTTGTGAAATTGGTATAACAAGAGCAGATTTTGACACCAATTTTCAAATTAAAACCTCTTCTTTATTTTTTGGTTCTATTTTTACTGACACAGGTAAAATGGCCATAAATAAAGGTTGTAACCCTAAAAACGATCAAGGCGAACAAGATAATTTAAAAACCAGTGCTGGGACTATAAGGATGATTAGGGTCAAAGAGTACTCCCAAGTAGAATGGTACAACAACAATAACATCAAACCTACGGATTTAGAAAAGTTTGATATTGATGGGGGTGAATTAATTGATGATGACGGTAATTTTGTTATAGCCTTACCTTTAAATTTAGCACACGTCATAACTGATGAATTTGGTGATATAGTACCTTCACCCGATCCTTCAATAGGTTTACCTACAAGAGGTATGTATCGTTTTGCTATGAAATTTACTGAACCTAATGAAAACCCTAAATTTAGGACAGCAACACTTTTGTTTCCTAGTTTGGGTGTTGATTTCGGTGGTACACAGGGTGTGGTTGACACTGGTTCACCCGTACAAGCAAATGGTACACAAGACCAAAGGTTTACAGATGAAATTGCTGCATATGACAATAACGTGTACCCTAACGCTAGAATAGATTTAGATTTCCATACTTTTGAATGGAAACAAATATATACTATAGCACATTTTATTAAAAAATATAAAAAAGGTGCTAATAGATTTAGTTTTATTGGTCTTAAAAATACAGATGTTAGTGGTGAAACAAATTTATTCCCATTTAATAATGCTATATGGAAGTTTGATGTTATATACTACATAATATCTTTTTTTATAGATGTTGTAACTTTTTTTATTAAATTATTAATATTAATAATAACTTTTTGTATTAGGTTGTGTGTAAGGGTTAGGTTTTCATGGTGGCGGTCAATTGTTAAAGTTACAATAGGTTTTGATATTACTTTGGTAGATATAGGGTTTCAAGTGTGTCCATTTGGTTGGTTGGGTAATGCTATAGGTTCATTTAAGTTACCTTGTGAAGGTGCACCACAAAATGATGAATATGAAGTACCACCTAACGGTAATTGGTTTTATTGTAACCCACAAAGTTGTTCTAACGGTAGTTTTTATTGTGGTGTTAATTGTAGTAATTCTGATTTTAATATAGTAAATCAAAACTTTTTCAAATTTGGTTTACAAGCTATTACTATTAACTTTAATAATATACAAAATACTTGTATTAACCTGATAGAAGATTGGAAGTGTTGTACTAAATTAAATGCTGCTGAAAATAGAAATGTTATTAGAAGGGTTTTTAACGACGCTTGGGTATTTGGTTCTGCTTATCTATTTCAATTTAAATACAAAAGAAGAATTAAAAAATCCACCGGACAACTTAAAAAAGAAAAATTTTGTGGACCTGGGGCAGACCAACGTAGGGGAGATAATTACGTGACTAATCAATGTTGTATAGATACTGATGGTGGTAATACTTGTGATAGATGTTTATTAAGAGGACCTGGTGAGACAAAAACTGGTATCGGACAATTTAGAGATTACCATGACGTTAATCACAACTACGCAATACAGAACGGTAAAACAGGTGCGGCAGATTTAGATGATATAATATATTGTAATGCTCTTTTTTCAACAAAAATAGTTTCATTAGGTAGAGTTGAGTTATGTCAAGAAACTATTGAAGAGATTGAGACAGCGAGTTTAGCAAATCAAGGATTGAGACAGTATACACAATCACCTACTTTTTACACTGGTACTTTCTTTGAAAATGGTTGGGATCCGAGTATATGGGTAAATAGTTTAAAAGAAACCTCCTACGAAGATCCAAGAGACGTTATATTATATTGCGCAAAAAATTTCACAAACCCAAGATGTAGTTTACAACAGTTATTTTGGGGTAGTGGTTTATTTGATGGGTATCCTTGTCACGAATATGAATTAAAGGACAATCCTTTTTTCTTTATGAAAGAAGTTTCAAAAATCTACACGGACCAACAATTATCAGAAGTACCACCAAATGAAGACGAATTCGGTGGTCCAGGGTATCAAGGTATTAATAACCCTTACGGTGATTTTACCAACGACCCTGTTGTTTATGGAGGTTTTATAGTAGATGCGGCAAGTGCCAATAGATTTAGTCCTTGTGGTAAAACTGGTGGTGGTACAGAATGCGTAGGTTACAACTCAACAAATCCTTTAGTTGGCAGATGGTTTAACAACAATAACCAATTAAACGCAAATCTTAGTCCCGAAGATGCCGACTCTGACAGTTGGGATAGATATATTAGTAGAGGCCAAAGGAATAACGTGAATAGTAGATCAAACATACCTTACTATTATTTTGGTGTTGTTCCTGGTAAAACAGCTATTAACAAATTAAGAAAAGATTATTTCATTGAAAAATAATAAAGATAACGATATTTATAAAATAAAGTAAAAAGTGAGTTATATCGATAAAAATAGTAACATCGTAATAAGTGCGAGAATGACAAATGAGGGTAGAAAATTACTTTCATTAGGTCTTTTAAATTTTGATACATTTAGGTTGGGTGATTCGGAAATTGATTATACAACTTTAGGTCAATCTTATGACATTACGTTAGAAAATATTATAAGAGCCAAAGCATATAACCCCGATTTAAAAACACCAATATTACCCACAGCTAACGCAACAAATACTTATTTAACGATACCGACACTTAATCCGGTTATTTTAGAGACGTTAACTACGGCACCAAAAACAGGGTTTTTTGAATACGGCACCGGTACAACTATTGAATATACAGCGTATACTGACACTATTTGTCATGTGTTACAATCAGATACAATAATACCGATTTCTGGTATTACTGGCGGTACAACAATTCCTGTTTATCAAGCACCAACATACGGCTCAAATACTTATGAACCAAAAGTTGGGGATTTAATGTTAGTTAAAATGACTAACGACGAGTTAACATCAACACAAAATCAGGCGGTAGTTGAACTTAATACGCCGGTACCCTATTTGTGGTATCAAGTACAAGGTGTGAGTGGTAGCTTATCTGCTAACACACTTCAAGTCGAGATAGATAGAAATTTCGCTAATTTTTCAACATACGCTGGTTCCAATTATTGTTGGACAACTTTTTACCCATTAGGTACAGGTACTTCTAAAGATTATTTGTTTAGTGATAATGGGTTTTTTAGTGGTGGTTGTGTGTGGAACATGAATAATGTTTGGACATACCCAATTGCTGGGGTAAATCCGGCAACACACGAAACTTTTAATTTATATGGTTCTGAAAGTTATGTAGGTACTAAAGAATATTTTGGTTATACATCTGAAAAATACAACATTGTAAACACTACAACACCTCTAACACTTTCAGCAAATTCTTTTTGTAATATAGTACCTTCTATCAGTATCATTCACTACTCAAACAAAGAAACTTGTGACAATCAAAGTGAATTAAAATATGGTCAAAAATTTTATATAGACACAACCATACCAAGTTCACCTAAATTAATAATGCCAACTTTAATGTGGCACAGAAATCAAACTGGCACGACTATTGGGCAAGTATTCAGCGGTTCTGGTTTTACACAATACGTAACTTTATCTGGTCAGACAATTTATCAAACAAATAGTAACAATCAAAAAAATATTTCTTATTATAACTTAGTTGATAATTTTGGTAGTAAAGTTGGTAGAATTTTCCCTGAATTACACATGTTTAGTATAGACGACCAAGAGTTAGTTGCGGCTCTTTCTTATAAATCTAACCGTAATTGGACTTTACCTACTTTAAATACACAACTAGGGAGTTTAGTAGATGGTGTGTTAGACGGTACTGAAGTACTTTATCTTTCTTATTTGTTAGAAAGTTCTTCTGGTTATACTACAGGTTTACACTGTCAAAATTTTGTTTGTGTAACAACAGAAGATTGTGATTGTAACCCTATCGATAGTAAAACCAGAAGAACTTTCTAACAAATAAGAAAGATAAAGTACTTCAGTA